CTCTACCGTTATGGTAGGTCCCTGGGGTTCTGCACTGTGTAAAAACCAGTGCCGGAAGTTTAACTACTTCCCCGCTAACGCGGCGTGCTGCTTCGAGTTGTAAAACTCGTTGAATTGCATGTGAACTTTGTCAGCTGAAATGCTGGCTATTCTTCCACCACTTGGAGTCTTGCAAATGCGTGTCCGTACGCGAGGTAGTCTATCCGCATCGCTAACTTATAATCAGTTGGCCTATCCCCTGAGTTGTACTAATAGGGTAACCTATTGGAACCCTCAGTCCGGATCGATCAACGATTTCTTTGTTGGCGATAAGGTGACTACTATTGATACGGTCACACCCGATTATTGGAAGCGTCGTAAGAGAGGGGATATTATTCTTAATCCTTACTCTTCGACTCGGGTTGTTAACACCAGTAATGGTGATAGCAACCCGACCCATACTTCGGTGCCCAACGCTTGTATAGGTCCGGCAATTAAGTCGGTCTATATTAACGGAGGGAAGCAGTTTGCAGTTGGCTATAGGATCTTCGTCGGTGTCCCGGTTAATACCGTGATTATCGATTCAGAATCTATAGGCAGGCTCCTCGACGAGGTCTGGACTGAGTGTCTTTCTAAGATCCAATCCGGCGCTACCAATCTTTCTGAAAGTTTGGCTGAGCTAGATAAATCTTATGAGATGCTCCGCAACCCTCTTGAGAACGTTGTCAAGTTTATTAAGGACTTTCGAGCCCATGGTAAACGTAAACGCGGTTTTGAGAAGGTTGCATACCAGAGTAAGGACTTAATTGTCTTTGTTTCGTCGGAATGGCTTCGTTTTCGCTATGGGATTACTCCCCTTGTGAACGACGTCAAGGCGGTGATGAAGGCCCTCAAGACCGTATTTGACGGACAGACTCCCCGGCTTTTTACGACCCGCGCGAGCGGGTCGATTAGTCGGTCGTCTACCTTCAATGGGTCTTATATCTACAATCCTTACGTAGTTAGCTACGGTATAAGTCGCGCTCACCAGATTTCTGTGAGAGCAACTCATATCGATAAGTTTATACCGACGCGTTACAACACTTTGGGACTCACGTTCCAGAATGTTGTCGGCTTAGGCTGGGAGTTAACCCGCTACTCGTTTGTTGTAGATTGGTTCGTTAACATAGGTGATTTGATTTATGCTAACGTCCCGAGGGTCGGTCTCACTTCATATGGTGGTGTCGTAACGTCGAAAGAGATAATAACAGCTTTATATTATCCTACCGGCTTTACGAACTACGACCCTGTGAATTGGACCGTTTCCGGTTCTTTTAATGATAGTTATTTAATGACTAACACTTCTAAGAATCGGACCATTAGATCTGACAGTAGTTCTGCTTTAGTGCTGAAGAGCGATTTCCGCTTTGATCACTTTAACAGAGCTGCCGATGCGGCCACGCTACTAATTTCGTGGCTTAATTCAGTCAAGTTTGGCTGATCAGATCTCCTTTGTATCACCTTCAAATAAGGGGTTTTCCCTCATGTCGTTGACTGTCAACGCTTCTACGTATACACTCGATGCGTATCCTGCGGCTAATGTCGCGGGGTATGTCGGTCCGGCGCATACTTCCAGTGTGAAAGATGATCTTCGCATTGGTCGTATTCTGCCGAAACCGACATCAACGTTCTCGGGTGTAACGCGTATGTCGTTCAAGCTGACTCGGACTCACACTCTTACGGGTGCTCTTACCACTATTGGTGATAGCATCACGGAGATGTCGTTTAGTCTTCCCGTCGGTATCTCGACTGCGAACGTGGACTCGATCTGTGCTGACCTCGGTGCATTCTTTGCGAGTGCTGCCGGCAAGACGATGATCAAGAACTCTGTGATTACGGGGTAATATCCGTATGAAACAGAATATATTGACTGTCGTTCTTGCTGTTATCATTGCAATAATGATAACGATGGTCACCATGGGACCGTACGTTACGTTCGGTTTCAACTTTAAAGGAGATCGTTATGAAATCCAGAAAGTTGGAGCAACTGCGCAGTTGCAACAACCTCCTGAGAAAGCAATCGTGGAGTAATTTCCACAACTTCCTCAGTACTTTGTTGAGGTCCATCGATCACCCCCTAGCCCGAGATCTGGAGTCCCTTTTAGGGGCAAAAGATTTCGACGCTATAATGGTGGTCGCTGATTCAATCTCGTCCACAGTGTTTCGGACGGCAGCTGAGCATCGGCTGCTGAATCAGTTGTCTGCAGTGATACGGAAATATCCTTTCCCCCCGGGGATCTTGAGCTTTGATCCCCGTGGAAAGGCTATATCTACTTTCATGTCCGCAGAACATCGTTGTAAGCGGATAAATCGTAGATTCTCCTTGTACCAAAAGTATAGGAGTCCGCACGAGCTCTCTCTGTCAAGAGCGAGATCGTGGATCGATCACACCCTTGGGACTTTACGTCTCTCGGATGTGTATGATCTCTGCGACTTTGGTCCTGGCGCATCAGTCGGGGTTCACGGGAATGCTACCAATGCCGCTAGGAAACTACTAGCCAAACATTGGTCTGTGACGCCGGGCGCTTTCTACACTGCATATGCCGCATACGGTGAGGATCCTCATATCCAAGAATTGTTGAATGGACACTTGGGTTCTCCTCACTTTGACACGGATAGAGAGATACTTTTCTCTAACTTTCGTCAGCGGTGCCGCTTTGTAGACAATAATAAAATTGCATTTGTGCCCAAGACAGCGAAGACCGAAAGGACTATTGCTGTCGAGCCATTGTTGAACGGGTATGTTCAGAAGGGTGTCGATCTCTTAATGCGTAAACGCCTTAAGAGGGTAGGCATCGATCTGTCCGATCAGACCAAGAATCAGGAGTTAGCCCGCAAGGGTTCTCTCTTTCATCTTTCATCTGATCCATATGTCACCATCGATCTATCTAGTGCTAGTGATAGCATCTCGATAGAGCTTTGTCGATATATGTTACCGTACGAATGGTTTCGTTTTTTGGATTCCATTCGCTCCCATCGTTATGAGCTAGAGGGTACAATGTATACGTACCATAAGTTCGTTTCTATGGGTAATGGCTTCTGCTTTCCGCTTGAGACGCTTATTTTTGCGTCGCTTTGCCACACAGCGTGTTCTGAGACCGGAGCCCCAACTGATTTTTCAGTTTACGGTGACGATATCATAATACGCCAGAGTGCGGCTACCCGTCTTATGGAATTGCTATCCATTTGCGGGTTTAAAGCCAATCGGGATAAGACCTTTTTGTCTGGTCCATTCCGAGAGTCTTGTGGTGCAGATTGGTTTGAAGGCGAGGACGTGCGTCCTATGAGTCTTGATTATGCGTTCGACTCAGTCGAAAACATTTTCAAGTTTTGCAATCTTTCAAAGTCGAAAGGTACATGGGAATGTATCTTCCTTGAGTGTCGCGAATTCCTCGCGTCGCTCATACCGAAAGAACTGTTATTCGTGCGCCCTTATAAGGGTAACGTTGATACAGCTCTCGAGGTTCCTTTGGATGTCTTCCTTTCCTCACCCTTCTCCCGCTATAGTAGAAATACTTTTAGTTGGAGTTGGATGGAGATTCGGAAGAGCGCCTATACAGATATCCGTATATCGCGCTTTGCTGGCTATAATATAGCTCTCATAAGGGGTGCTTTAAGCGGGATTAGTTCATCCAATCCCTTCGCCGAGCGTCGAAAGACGCGCACAAAGATCGTTCGTGTGTCTCCTGGGGCTGGATGGTCCATTGAGCTTCCCGGTGAAAACTGGGAGTCTCATTGGGTCTCCATCCTCGAGAGGCGTTTCAACGATCGCCGGTCCGCTGAATTGGGTGCCGGCTTTTAGGGGAGCTTAGTCTGCTCTTCTTTTTCG